GCCGCTACGGCGGGCCGGGCATCGTCATCGTTGAGGAGTACGCATAATGGCACACATCATGAAGGCGCAGGTCGAGAATGGAGTGGTCGTCAATGTCGCAATGTTTGACTCCGACAACCTGCCCGACTGGGCATCCTCTTGGGTTGACGCGGCTGATGACACCGCTGTTGGCGGCACCTATGATGGCGTAACCTTCACGCCGCCACCTGCGCCTGCACCTACGGAAGAGGAAATCCGCGCACGGCGTGACACGCTCCTCGCTGAGAGCGATTGGGTCGTGACCAAGGCCATCGAACAGAACGCGCAGGACGGCCTCGGGGTGCAAATCCCTGTCGTTTGGCTCGACTACCGCCAAGCACTGCGGGACATTCCGCAGCAACCGGGCTTCCCTGACAACGTAACTTGGCCGACTGCGCCGTAACCTCAACTGAATAAAGGAGATCAACACATGCCCGGTGAAGACAAAAAGCCGATCATTGTTATCGACGACATTGAATACACTGAAGACCAACTGACGGAAGAGGCGAAGGGGTGCATCAACCACATCCAATCGCTTGACCAGAAGATCGCGTCTGCACAGTTCAATCTGACTCAGCTGCAAGGCGGACGTGAGTTCTTCATGGCACGTCTTAAAGCTGAACTTCATCAAGAGGAGGCCGCATAATGGCTATCACCTACAACTGGACCATCGCACAGATGGAACGCAATGTCGCTGACGGGGGTGTGATCGTGGCACATTGGCGTGTAACTGCTGAAGATGGCGACTATACCGCTTCTGCATATGGCACATGTGGCTTCACGCCTGACGCCTCTGCGCCTGACTTCGTTCCGTATGATGCCTTGACGGAAGACTTCGTGCTGCATTGGGTCTGGCACCAGATCGACAAGGACGAGACCGAGGCGCGTCTGGCTGATGATATTGCTGGCCAGAAAGCACCTACCACTGGGGCCGGGGTGCCTTGGTAACTTAACCTTTCGATGATAGGATGCTGACATGGCACACGAACAATGGCTTCCTGCTGCCCCGTGTTAACACTTGGCATTTCAGCATAAATGAGTTAAACTATGTCTGAGGTAAAACTCTCTCACGAAGAACTTGAGGACATGCTTGATCGTGCTGCTAGACGTGGCGCTAAGGAAGCGTTGGCCTCTATTGGTCTCTTAGATGAGTCCGCTCACAAAGACATTAGTGAGATGCGTAGTTTGCTTGAAGCCTGGCGCGATACTCGTAAGTCTATCTGGACTACAACTGTTCGTGTTGCTACCACAGCGTTACTGGTATTCATTGCCACTGCTGTGTGGATGTATGTGGATAGACAATAAAGATGAACATCAATATGGAAAACACCATGCAGGACGCACAGCTTGACGGTATGTACCGAATGGCTTCTAAGTTCTTGGGCTACACAGGGCCTAGAACACGTGAGGCTCTAGAGAACTTCAGACGGTCTAACCCTGCTGTGGCAGCTAAGATGCAGCGTTACTCTGCAGCTATGGCTAAGGGTGGCCTCATGATGCGCAGAGGCTATGCTGATGGTGGTGATGTTTCCACTACTACGACCACTACCCCTACTGTAGCAACAGACCAGACAGTCAATCCTACTACAGCAGACCTTGCACAGGCACAGCAGAACATCGTTATGCAAACGATGACACCTGCTTCTGCTACAGTAGCACAGATTCCTACTACACCGCAGCAGTTTGTGTCCTCTACTGCAGGTCAAGCCACTCAGCCTGCTCCTATTGCTACTCCTGCACAAGTTACTACTACAGCCACTGCTGCTCCTGTTACGCCCAGCGCTGCAGCACAGATGACACCTGCTACTGCTGCACCTGAAGTATCGGCTGCTCTGGCTGGCGTAGAGGCTGCTACAGGGCAGGTAACGCCTGAAGCGCAGGTGACTGCAGCAACACAGTCTCAGACCTCTGTAGCCAACGTTCAGGCTGCTCAGGGCACTGCTATCATGATGGACAACCCTGTTCAGCGTGAAATCCAGGCAGGGGAACTTATCTCTGAAGCAGCTAATGCAGCTAAGGCAGCATCCTTCACTGAACAGATTGAGGCAGCACAGGCTACTCCTTCTAAGAAGGCTACTGTAGCGGGTCAACTTGAGAGCCTTATGGCTGACTTTGAGGGTGGTGACACTCCTTCGTGGGCCTCTGGTGCTATGCGCACAGCTATGCAGTCTCTTGCTGCACGTGGTCTTGGTGCTTCCAGTATCGCTGGGCAGGCTGTTGTACAAGCTGCAATGGAAGCCGCACTCCCGATTGCTGCAGCAGATGCACAGACTGTAGCACAGTTCGAAGCACAGAATCTTAGCAACCGTCAGCAGAGAGCTATGCTTGCTGCAGAACAACGTGCACAGTTCATGGGCATGGAGTTTGACCAAGCGTTCCAGGCACGTGTAGCTAATGCGTCTCGTATCGCTGATGCAGCCAACATGAACTTCACGGCTGAGCAGCAGATTGCACTTGAGAATGCTCGTGCAGCCAACACGATTAACCTAGAGAATCTGACCAACCGTCAGGCTGTTGTTATGGCAGAGGCTGCAGCCCTGTCGCAACTGGATATCTCTAACCTGAATAACAGACAGCAGGCAGCAGTGCAGAACGCACAGAACTTCCTGCAAATGGACCTGACTAATCTGTCTAATGAGCAGCAAGCATCTATGTTTAAGGCTCAGCAGAACATTCAGGCCCTCTTTAACGACCAAGCAGCACAGAATGCTGCACAACAGATCAACGCTGAGAGTGAGAATCAGACGAACCAGTTCTTTGCTGGGCTTGCAAGTCAGACATCCCAGTTCAATGCAGCACAGACGAATGCTAATAGGCAGTTCAACGCTGATGCTGCTAATGCTATCCGTACCTTTAACGCGGAACTTCTGCAACAGCGTGATCTATTCAACGCACAGAATAGCCTTGTAGTAGAACAAGCCAACACCCTGTGGCGACAGAACGTTGCTACCTTGGACACTGCTGCACAGAATGAAGCTAACATGCTTCTTGCTCAGACTCTTAACTCTTTGACTATGGCTAACGTTGATCAGATTTGGCAGCGTGAGCGTGACCTTATGAGCTACGCTATTCAGACTGCGAACAACAACGCAGATAGGGCCACGACAATTGCTGTACAAAAACTTGCCAACGAAGCAGAAGCAAGTGCTGCTGATGCTAACAAGTCTGCTGCTTTTGCTAGCGCTGCAGGCTCCATTGTATCCTCTATCATCTTCGGTTAATCAGGGTCTTTACACTATGACACGTAGCTACAGAACTATGGCTGAGATTGACCCTGTGCGTTTCCGTGAAGCGCTTCTGCAGGGTGATGAACTGGCAGGCGATGCCATTACGTCTGAGTTCTCCGGCTTGATGCGACCTATTCCTAGGCCTGTACGTCCTGATGTTAGACCTGAGCCTAGACCCTCAGATGCCTCCTTCCTTGAGGCTATTGCAAGGCACATTGGTGCTAGCTCTGATAACCCCCAAGCTGTAGCTGAGTCGCTTGTACCGCAGCGTAGGCCTCGTGAACTGCCTGACCTGAGTGTGTGGGAGAACCTGCGCCCTCTGCAAGGCCCTGAGCGTCCTGCACCTACTAGAACCTCTGGTGGTAGCAGTGAAGGTGGGCCTACACCTACCATTGAAGCCATGATTGATGACATCCTCACACAAGAGGGTGGGTTTCAGCAGTGGGCGAACGACAGAGGTAACTACGTTGGCGATAGACTGATCGGCACCAACAGAGGGGTTACCCCTGCAGCACTTGCTGAGTATCGTGGCGTAAGCCCCAACAGTATTACAGTAGAGGATATCCGAGGTGTCACTGAAGAAGAGGCACGTGATATCTTCCTGCAGCAGTACTATTATCGTTATCACATTGATGAGCTTCCTGAGGAACTGCAGGCTAACGTGTTTGACATGGCAGTGAACTCTGGCAGCAACTCTATTCGCATCCTTCAGAGAATGCTTGGTGTAGCAGATGATGGTTCCTTTGGACCTATCACACGTGAGGCTCTGAGCAATGCTGAGATTACGAACAACATGTATGCAGATGCACGTGAGCGTTTCTACAGAGGCATTGTAGCAAGAGATGATACGCAGGCAGGCTTCTTGGATGGCTGGCTCAACAGAGCTAGAAGCTTTAGGAATTAACACACATGGGCGGTCTTCCTTTAGAACTTATCACAATGCTTGGCTCCACTGTACTCGGTGGTGTCATGTCTATTTGGGGCCAGTCTATCAAGGCTCGTGAAGCTAACAACAAGATGCTGCTTGAGAGAGCTAATGCCAATGCAGGCTTTGCTAAAGAAGCACGTGATGCAGGCAAGACAGACAAGCACTTTGCTTGGACACGTAGGCTTATTGCTCTAGGCTCTGTGTTTGCAATTATTGTCTTGCCTAAGCTGGTGGCTGTATGGTATCCTGACGTTACAGTCTACGTAGGCTACACTGAAGCTGTGGGTGGTTTCTGGAACCTCTTTGGCGGTGACCAAGAAGCCATTCAGTGGGTGACTGCACGAGGCTTCGTTATTACCCCACTAGATACACACATTGTTTCAGCTATCGTAGGCCTCTACTTTGGCGCAGGCTTCACTAAATAAGGCGCAGTAACATGGTCAAACCTGAGAACTTCCTTGAAGGGCCTATCCCTGGCCAGTCTCTTACTTCTACCCCTAGGCAGTACAAGTGGGAGAGACCTCCTCAGATGGCTGACTATGAAGAGGTGACTAAGTACTACATCAACAAGCTTGCAGATCAGGATGTCATGGATGACCTGTCTGTGTTGTTTGATGGTGGGATGCCTATTGGACCCTTTGTTGAGACCCTGCTTACTACAGGTGTCTCTGAGGGGATGCATACCGTTGATGTGAGTCTTATTGTTGCTCCTGTGATTCATGCCTTCATCAAAGCAGCCATGTTGCAGTACGGGATCGAAGCCAAGGATGATACATACAATCCTGAGAAAGACCCGACTGAGCGTGAGAACCGTAGGCTGAAGACAGCTATCCAGCTTGCTCTTGCTGATGCTAAGGCAGGGGATCGCACTGCAGATACAGACCCCGGCATTGCTCTGCTGCAGGAAGTATCTGAAACTATGTCTGGTGGCAGAGTAACGGATGACATGGAGCCTGCCCCAGAAGCAGATGAACCCATGATGCAGGAAGAAGATGAAATGCCTATGGCTCCCAGAGGCTTGATGGCAAAGGAGGCCATGTAAGATGAGCTTTGATTGGATGTCCTTTGCTACAGGCTTCCTTGAGCGCACTGAAGAGATTCAGACCCAGCGCAGGGAAGAGGCTGAGCAATTTGAGCAAGAACAAAGACAGGCTGCTGAGCGTAATGCACAGACTATCTCGCGAAGACGTGCTATCGCAGATCAGGTCACAGGCTACACCAACTACCTGACTCAGCAGGGTGTTGGCGATGAATACATCCAAGCAGCTATCTCGGCAGGGCCTGAAAGTATTGTGTCCTTGTATGAACGTGTACAGGCTGCTGTACAATCCAACAGAGGTGCACCGCTTGGTGACGATGATGTTGCTGCCCTTGTGAATATCCCTGAAGGCTTTACTCCTCTGGATATGTCTATGGAAGACTTCATCAACCAGACGTATGGCCTTGGCCCAAGACCCACTACCACAGAAGAACGTGCACCACAGCAGTTTAGCCTTTGGGATAGACTTGCTGGTCGTGACCAGATGGCCCGTGCAGAAGAACGCCTTGCTAGTACTCCGGGCTATGAAGGCATGACCATCCAAGAGATCAACAGGGCTGCACAGAGAGCAAACTATGAGTCTCTCATGCCTGGCACGTTCATGACATTTGCTGATACAGACAGGTATGACGTAACGCAGTCTGACTTCTTGCGTGAGTATGAATTGCAATCCCGTGCTGTGGAAGATTCGCCGGGTTACAATAGGCTTGTTGAAGACTTGGTGGGAGACGAACTTCTGGCAGCAGAGAGAGCCTTCCGTGCTGATGCTCTAAACTCTTTTGTTGCTGGATACGCCAGCAGATATGGCGAAGACTTCATTGCTGCTCACGAAGTGACGCTACGTCAGTCTCTTGGCGATGCATATGTTGATAGTCTCAGGGAAGCATACCGAGAGCAAGCCGAGCCTACTATCAGCACTGAGGAGCTTGCGGCTGCAGGTATTGGGGACGGTACTACTATTGAGCAGCCTACGGTAGAGACTACGCTCACTACAGATGAAACTCCTGAGTTGTCGCAAGAGGAAATTGAACAAGCTGTAGTAGAGCGTGGTGGTACTGCTGCAGAGGCTGCATTCCTGAGTAACGTACAGGCGTCTACTGCTCTTTACGAGTACCTGCAGTATATGGGTGCACAAGTGAACATGCTGGATGATGAAACCATCAATGACGCTATTGATGCATGGGCTGAGACTGTGCCTGATGTGGATGTCCCTGAAAATAGAGCCTTCCTAATCCAAGAAATGCGTAACGCACTGCAGCAGCAGTAAGGGTATCTCTCAATGACAGACACGAGTTTTGATCTTCAGTGGAGGCCCAATACAGGGTTCTCTGTCGGCGGTGTTGAAAGCCCTCAACCTGAAGCAGCACAAGAGCAGCCTGCCTCTGAGAGACCTGCAAGAGAAGAACCCTTTGATGGACCTCTCACTCAAAGCGATCTGCTTGACTACGAGAACTCCAACAGAATCCGCGACTACATGGTGCGGCGTTATGGTACACAGTACAATGACGCTGACCCTGAACAGCTTGTGGATGACTTCGTTGAACACATGCGTTGGTTTAACACCAACACTGTCTCTACTGCAGGTGAAGTGCGCTTCATCAGCAATGGCTCTGAAGAAGATCGTCAAGCTGCTGCACAAGCCTACGAACTTTATGACTCGCTGGGCAGTGTCTTTGCTAACGATGGCTTCTTTGGTGCCGTTGAAGGTATTGGCGACTATGTGTTTGCTGCAGCTACAGACCCCACGAACTACATAGGTCTTCTCACTGGCGGTACTGCGAGGGTGGCTGCTGGTGGTGTTACTGCTGCAGGTCGTCAGGCTATTCAAGCTGCTACAAGACAGGCTGGCCTTAGGGCTATCCGTGGTGGCGCTACTCAAGCAGCAGCGGACAGAGCAGCAAGTACAGCAGCAGCACAGGCAGCTACTCGTATGCTGCAGCGTGGTGTACCTCAACAGGCAAGGCGTCAGGCAGCATCTCGTATTGGTCGTGCTGAAAGAGACATCTTCCTGCGGCGTATTGCTGGTGAGTCTGAGATGGCCTTCATGGCAGGGCGTAGACAGACTGCAGCACGTGCATCTCTCTATGGTACTACTGCCTTGGATGGTACTTTTGCTGCACTGCAAGAACACCAAATCCAGAACGTCATGATGGAAGTGGGTGTACAGGAAGAGTACAGCAGAACACAGACTGCATTCGGTGCATTGTTTGGTCTTGTTGGTGGCGGCTTCCAGCTTCTTGGTAGGCAGGCTGCTGGTATCTCTGGGCTAGAAGAAACAGGTCAGCTTGTTGAACTAGGCACCATGAGAGCAGCACAGCAGGCTATCGAAGATACAGCACTTACACGCACTAACGTCACCACCCTCGCTAATGCTGTGTCTAAAGGCATTGACAGTTGGCAGAACAAAGTTGCACGTGGTAGGCAGGACTTTGATCCTGATGTGACACCTGTTGACTTGTTGCATGAGATTGTGTTTGGTCCGGGTGGGCCTGGCAGTGGCGAAGGTGTTGCAGGCATTCTGCAATCGCTAGGTGTCAGACTCCCGCGAAACATGACGGTATCAGACCTCATGACAGACTTCGTGGCACAGCTTCCTGACAGCACACTTCGTGACATCAACACAAAGCTGAACCGTGCTACTGGTATTAACATTGGTGATCTCACCTCTATGCGTACCAGGCTGCAAGACCTCCTTGCCAAGGACATTAACCAGAGTGCGCGAACCCTGAATGTTATGTCTCAGTTGCGCAAGACGCTGGACGGTGGTGTTGTGCATGGCAGCAATGTTATGCAAGGTATCAACGCCTCACAAGCTGCTCAGAGGGCTGCACAGGCAGAGCAGAAGCGTATGAGGCTAGCAGGCTATGGGCAGTCCGTGTGGCGTAGACTTCTTGTGTCGTCTCCTGCTACCACTATGGCTAACATCAGTGGCTTTGGACAATACTATGTTGGTCAGTCTGTAGCAGACCTATTTAACTCTGGCACATTGGGTATGCTCAGTGTTGCAACCAGGCCGTTCTCTGCAAGACGGGCAGACGAGCTTCTACGTATGGGTCGTGTCTACAGGCAAATCCAAGCACAGAAGATGCGTAACTTCCTTGACCCATACACTACGCACGATGCCTACATGGCTATCCTTGAAGAGAACAAGGACGCAAGGAGAGCGCTGCTTGAGACCTTCACAGGTGGCGTTGAGAGACAGGCTGACAGGTTTAATATTGATCCTGAGGCAGCTTGGTTCAAGGTTACTGAAGCTGTAACTGAAGGTGCTAACAGGCTTACTGGTGTACGTATTCAGGACACCTTCACTAAGTCTCAGATGTTCATGACTGAGCTTGATAAGAACATGAGGCTCATTCATGATAGAGACCTGCTGGATGTTCTGGAGTCAGGCGATCTTAGACTGATTGATGATAATGTCATGGGTGCTACCCTAGACACAACCATGAAGTCTGTGTTCTCTAAGGACTATACGGGTGATGACCAGCTTCTTGGCCAAGTAGCACGTTTTATTGAGAGTTTCTCTAATATTCCTGTGATTGGTACAGTGCTTCCTTTTGGTAGGTTCCTTAATAACACTGTTGCTTTTGCTTATCAGTGGTCTCCTGCAGGCTTGGCTACGCCTATCGGAGCAGTCTATAGAAGCATGAGAGGGACAGGGGAGCTTGCACAGAAAGGTAATCAGGTAGCCCTACTTGAATCTACGGCTAGGGCTATCGTGGGTACTTCTGCGCTGGGCGCGGCTATGGTGTACGACAGAGAACGCCAAGAGCAGGGTCTTGCATGGAATGAAGTGCAGGGTGCTGGCGGTTCTATCATCGATGCCAGAAACACATTCCCCTTCTCTGCTTTCCTTATTTCTGGTAGAGTTGCCAACCTTGTATCGCAAGGTGAAACTGTTGGTCCTGAACTTATCACAGAACTTGGCACACAAATCGGTGTCGGTCAGTTTGCTAGCGATGTTCAGTTTGGTAATGATCTTATCAACATTACAGACTCAATTCTTAACTTCAATGAAGGCGACAGAAGATCAACCTTTGATGCAGTATTCAGGGCAGCGGGTAACATTACTGCAGGCTTCACGCGTCCTCTTGATGCAGTCAACAGACTGGTTGGATACATTGATGACACAGATGCTGCACGTGACCTGCGGCAAGCTTCTGGTACTCAACTGTTCAGCCAGGCATCGACCCGCTACGTAGACAACATCTTTGAGAGACTCTTCGGTCGTGTTGAAGCAGTGACAGGTGAAGAACTTCGTGTTGCTACACGGCAAGGCGATGTTGTTGATCCTAACCCCCTGGCCCGCATCTTTGGTTTGACAATCAGACCTGCACGTACTGAGACAGAGCAGGCTTACTCTATGGCTAACATGGCTGAGTGGACTGCAAGTGAACGCACAAGTGTTCCTGAGTACGACAGAATCTTCAACACCCTGATTGCCCCTCACCTTGAAGCTAGAATGGAGCGCCTTACAAGAGACAGACGTTTCGTTGAAGGCAACTCTGATGAGCGCCGTGTTATGCTGCGTGAGACACTAAGGGCTGCAAGGTCTATGGTGAGACAGTATATGCAGGACTACTCTACTGATCCAGAGAGCAGACTTGCTGCTATGCGTAGACGCGCTAACACAATGGGCAATGAGGCTCTCAGAAATATAGCGATGCAGTCTCTGCGGGATAGGGGAGTAGATGCAGGCATAAGTGATATGACTATTCCTGAACTACAGGATTTTATGGACTTGGTAGACTACTTACAAGACACGTATCGAAGAGGTCTTGATTAACAGCACAAAGAGTTAGGGCGGGAGATTAACCCCGCCCTTTCTTTTTACTTGATGCCATATTGTTCTGCTGCACGTAACGCCCATAGCTCCATCTCAGTGAGCTTATCTAAGGCACGTTCTAACTCATGGCTAGGGTATAGGTTATCCTTCATGTACTGTGTCATGTCGTTACAACCTAGTTCCATACCATCTTTGAATGCGTTCTTCTTTCCTGACACGAAATCCTGCGCCTCTTGTTCGATGCTCATAGCCCTTCCTCAATGAACACTTTAACCCACTGTGCGCATATGTCAGACCTGATGATATCTTCTACACCAAACTCAACAACGGGCACAGGGAGCATGTGCTTCTTTGCTAGGTGTATGATCTTGGTCAGACCGTCAGCTTCCTTCAGGTCAGACTGTTGAACATCACCATTAAGGACTATTGTACTACACTCGCCTACGCGAGTCAACAACATCTTTAGCTCATGCGTAGTGATGTTCTGCGCTTCATCCACAATGATGAAACTGTTGTCAAAGCTACGGCCACGCATCAATGCAAGAGGTGCCATCTCTACATTGCCGTTCTTTATGGCTGTATCTAGAGTGCCCTTACCCCAATGCTTCTCTAACACGTCCAGCACAGGTAGTGCCCACGGGTATGTCTTCTCTTCTAGGGTGCCAGGCAAGAACCCAATGTCTTTACCTACTGCTACATGGGGCCGAGTGATGACGATCTTGTCTATCTCTTTCAGTGTGTACAGGTCTGCAGCATAGGTAGCTGTGACATATGTCTTACCTGTACCCGCTGGGCCGAGTACAAGTACCTGACTGCTATCACGTAAAGCATCAAGAAACATCTTCTGTTTGTCTGTGCGAGGTACTAACCCTGATGTCTGCTTCTTGTCTGCATTCTTGTAGTTAGTCTTACGGCGGGACCGTGTAGGCTTCTTAAGCGGCTCTATGTTATTGTGCATCTAGTAAGTACTCTATGGCAGACTGAAGTCGGTTGATGTTATCTTCAAATGCGCCCAGCGCTCTGTTGCATTTATGGCACAGCCAACCCCTAAACTTCTCTGTCTTGTGATCGTGATCAACTACCCATGCCCCTGAGCGTTTACCTCCTTGTCCATCTACGTCTGCCTCTGTTCTCTTGCAGATAGGGCAGCAGTAGTTTTCATCTGGGGGTGTTTGCTCTTCACGAATCTTGGTGCGTAGTTTCTGCATTTCATTCGAGCAACGCTTGCATTCAGAGCGTAGGTAGTTACCACCACTAGCAAAAGAAAAGGACGACAGTGGCAGGTGCCTTTCACATTTGACACACTGCTTACCATCGTCCTCAATGGAGTCTACTTCATCAGGCGTGAACAGGTCTAGCTGCATCACGCATCCACAGGGATAACTACACAGAACGCTTCTACGTAGGACTCTTCTGTTGGTGCAGATTCCATGAGTAGGTCTTCTACTACAGGGATATCCTCCAAGCAATGTTGCAGCGTGTGATACACTTGCCCGTTAACGTTTACGCTAGGCTCTGTGTCAGGTGTAGCATGTAGCAATACAAGCAAGACTACGAAGATTGAACTATTCATCTGTGGGATACCTCCCTGTTTGAGTGGTGCTGGCAGAGGGACTTGAACCCCCAACCCCCTGATTACAAATCAGATGCTCTACCAATTGAGCTATGCCAGCCTGGCCGTAGGAGATTATAATATACGCTTTGACATTAGAAGTCAAGTATGATATAACTATGTGTATGGAGGTCGCTGGAGGAATCGAACCCCGTGGCATCCATCCCGCTATTTAACGCCGTGAGTTTAGAAGACTCATGCGGGGGCAGCAACCATAAGGATCACACTATGCCTAGTAATGACCCAGAATATCAGAAGCGCTATATTAGACAACACTACTTAGATAATAAAGAATACTACAAAGCTAAAGCTAAAGCAAGAAATAAAAGAGTTAGGACAGAGCTTCGTAGGTTCGTTGATAGGTATAAACTTTATGTAGGTTGCGTTGATTGCGGCTATAAAGAGAACGCTATTGCGTTACAGTTTGACCATGTTAAGGGCAAAAAAACAATGGCTGTATCTTCGTTAGTCTCAAGAAGTGCCTCCCTTAAAAAAGTAAAGGAAGAGATTCGTAAGTGTGAAGTACGTTGTGCTAACTGTCATTCCATTGTTACTCACGAAAGGAGGAAGTGAGCCTTTTATACACTTACTCAGGTGTTGCGATGTCTACCTTAATACTCAGTAAACCCTGTCAGCATTGAGATTCTCACCTATTACCCTAGTAGGACTTACTCAAGGTCAACGATCTCACAGGAACCAACACAAGCAAATGTCTGGCTAGACTTAGTGCCATCCTCTTTCTCATACCCTGAAAGAAGAGACCAGTCAATAGCTTCTGGCATCACAGCAAGCAATTGTTCGTACTCAGACTTACCTACTTCTTGATAGGGTGCCTGCTGGTACGTATGCTCATTGTAGGGCAGGAAGCTAACACCAGACATCTCGTCAAAGTGTTTGTACACGAAGGCACCAACCTCGAACCATTCATCCTTACGCACATTGATCGTGACGCTGGGCTTATGTTCACACCAGTGTCGCTGATACACGAGCCACATCTCAAGCTGATCAATAGCTGTCATGTCTTCTGTGACTACAGCATTATCAGGGGCCTTAACAGGGAAAGAGAACACAGTAGTCTGGTCAGGCTTCATAACACAGGGTTCGTTGGGGATGCCCTGCTCAATCATGAACTGGGTCAGAGGGTCTTTGTTATCTCCTCTAACAGTGCGAATGTAGTAAGCGCTATGACGAGCATGTATACCGCTAGCACTATCGACCAACTGACTAACAGTGCCAGACGGTTTGACGCAGGTGATAGCTGCTGAACAAGGAATACCAAGACGCTCTGCCCAATCAGCGTTAGTAGCAACAGCGACAGCACGTAGATGATCAAGGGTCTTCTCCAGGCCTGAGTTACTCAGTGTCATCAGGGGGTTGTCCATGATGCCTGTCAGGGACACACCAAGCAAACGTTCTTCTTCTGTGTTATCCTTCCACTTCTTGCGAAGATACGGGAAGTGCGTGTAGGTAGACTGAATCGTACCCAAGATCGTAGCCAGCTTAACCTTGCGCTCTAGGTCTTCAATAGTGTCGCTTGCACGTACAACTACCTCAGTCAGGTTGCAGAACTGGTAGGGCCGCAGGATGATCTCTGAGCAAGGGTTGGTGCCAAACTCATGATCTGCATCACGTCTGCCGTTCTTAGCTGCTTGCTTCTTGCTAGCTTGGCGGTTAAAGATACCACGCTCACCAGAGCCAGACTCAACTAGAGCCATCCACTCACGCATGAAAGAGATAGCATCCGGCTTCTCTGTGTAGCTCGTGGAGTTGTTAGCCAAAGCACGTTGCGGATCATTCTCCCACCATGCACCGCTCTTAGCGTGGCGCATACGGTCATCGCTCAGGTTGGACAGGCTGATCATTGCAGAGCGGCGCACACCACCCACAACAACGACTTCCCCGATCTTACACATCAGGTCATGGCATTCAATACTAGACAGCTTGCGTCCTTGTGCTTGGCGGAATACAGAAACCACAAAGTTGAACAGATCAACCAGAGGCGCTGGGCCTGAAGCACGGCCACCAAAGGTCTTAAGCCTAGCACCTGCAGGGCGTACCTTAGAGACATCCCACTTAGGAATCTCACCACTATACAGGAGTGCAATAACTTGACGCAGAGCCTTAGCCCAGCCCTCCTTGCTGTCCTTCACAACAACAGTAGTCTCACTGTCGAACAACTCAGGCACTTCAGGCAGCTTGTTGACGAACTGACGCTCAACACTGAAGCCTACCCCAGTTCCGCAGAGCAAGATGAACATAGCCTCATCGAAGGACTTAGGGTCATCTACGGGTAGGTAGCTACAGTTGTACCCGGCTGTGTTGTCACGCTGTAGCGCTGGGCCTGCAGTCATCATAGCCCGCATAGAAGGCATAACCTCAAGGCTCAGGATAGCCTGCTCTAAGTCGTCCACCACAATCTCATCACGAGTGGCAGGCACTACTACATTCTCTACATAGCGGCCTACAGTCTCGCTCCAGCTTTCACGACGACCCTCATCCTCCAGCCAACGTGCATAGCGGCTGGTGTGAATGAATGCTTGGTAGTCAGTTGGCAGATAGTTGTTCATCGTTGTCTCACCTCAATCTTGATTATCTGTGCAGCATCGATATCGTAGAAGATATCCTTTAGCAGATCGCTGATAGCATCCTCATACATCTCAGGCATGACAGGAAGCAGGTTGTCTTCTTCGTCTACTTCTATCAGAAGCTTAATTTCAAATCTAGCTTTACTCATGGGCCTCTTTCCAAGAGATCATCCAGCACAGGCTCTTTGTAGTTAGGCCCTTTGAGAATCTTACCATCCTCACGCTTGATGGGCTGACCATCTTTACCTAGCTTGGACATGTTGCTGGCATGTACACGGTTAAACGCTTCAACGAAAAGGTTCTCACCGTAGAACATAAGGTACTCGTTAAGTGCACGACTTACCTTGGCTTGTTGCTTCACTACCTTAGCACGTTCCTTCTCAGGGATCAGCATACCGATATGCTCAGGTGCAGTGAGTGCCAAGCCAGTTGAAACATACAGAAGATCACAGAGTTCTTTCAGGTGATTGGGTGTGCGAGGCTGCTCTTTGTACAACTCAGCAAGTTCCTCATCAATCAACTTGATCCACATGCGAGGGTCAAGAGAGGCACCAAAGGCCTGCATAAATTCCCCTACCTGCTCATGAGGCATACGTGGTCGCATTGCTTCCATATCTTCTGCAGTAATCATTGATGCTTCTCCATGTATGTTTCGATCAGTTTGTTGAGATACCACTGCGCCTTACGCAAATCCTCTAGGCCGTTCTTGTATTCGTGCCTCCAGATGTACTTAAGGATGTTGCCTGCTAGGTAGCCACATTCACCTTTCATGGTGCTTGTCATGGCTGTGATAGCATCGATGCATTCTAGGCCAGCCTGGTTGTAGTGTACAGGTTTATTGACAGGATCGTGTGTCATGCGTTGCCTTCTGTCTTTGTCCAGCGGGTCAGGGTGTAGACATTGCCATCACGTTGTACTTCCACTGGCTCTTCTTTCTGCTGGCCATCCAGCATACCCAGTAGCTCATCACGGCGTTCTTCTACAAGCTCATAGATGTCAGGGTAATCAGCAGCCACATCCAAGAAGGTAGCCATCATAGTCGCTACATCATAGACGTGTCCAAGAATACCTACAGGCAACTCACAATCAGGACTCATGACAAGCTTGGTAGAGACATTGCCTGACCAATCAGAGCCATCACCCGTGTAATCCAATGGACGCAGTACGATAGCGAACTCATCGTCTTCGATATCACGTGGCATCACTTCTTCCTTTTTGTTTTTAGTGTGACTCGTTCTAAACTAGGGGGTTTACCCTTCTCAGTCAACCATTCAGGTGGGATAATTCTGTGTGCCCACATGAATCCATACTTGTCACACCATTCACAGTACCTAGACTTGGCCCCCTTATACAACTTAGCTTGGGCATTACTGAACACAAAGCGTATGTCTAGCTCTGGATGTTGCTCTTTGATGGCTAAGTGCTTACGCCTATCATCATTGTCAAACATACCCTTAGTCTCAATGATGATACCGTTGTCTAACACAAAGTCTGGGGTGTACGTGCGGTAGCGTAGGTCTTCCCACTCCACCTTCAGCTTCTCATAGCGTACTTCCTTCTGGCATTGCTTAAGGAAAGCAGCGATCTGGCTTTCCAAACCGCTGCGATACGCCCTGCTGTTGTGTCGAGGACGCCTAGACATCGTACTGCGGATCAATGTGCACATAGTCAACCATAGGAGGCTGCTGCGCAGTAGACTTGACGTTAGGTAAAGTACGCAAACCAGGCCAGCACTTATGCTTGTACTCACAGAAACCACACTGTGTGCCAAGCTTCAGGTTACCAGTAGGCTTTTTATAGAACGTCTCTTCTACTGGCTCAAAGCAACGCTCAAACGGCTCATCGTTGTTGATGTACGATACCGTCTCTTGAATCTGCTCAAGTACCGCCTCAGGGTTATCCTCTTCAACAGGCACATACTTAAACTCACCGTTACCTTTGTTGACTACCCACCAGCCACCAGCCTTCTTGCCTGCAGCAGTAGCATAGCCGAACAACTGAGGGACGTATCCAAAGGAGTCGCCCTTCTTCAAGGTCTCATAGTCAACGAACTTATGTTGATACGACCAAGGTGAAGCAGACTTAACGTCATCCACTGCATCATCCAAGATCATGTCAAACTCACCCTTGATAGCAGTGCCATCAGGTAGGTTCAGGGTGACCTTCTCGTTGTCAGTAAATTTAATGCCAGCGGCCCTCAGTAGACCCTTGAAGACAGCCTCTACAATATCACCCAAGATCATGTTGATCAGGAAGTGAGGTGGCAGAGGTGTTCTGCCTTCAGGGTCATTCTTCTCGTACCAAAGCTGGCAGGTAGGACGCCCAATGTTGGACATCCTGAGCCTGAAGTCGCCACGAGGAGGGCCGCTGAACTGCTTTTCCAAGGCTGCTTTAACATCCTGAGCTACCTGCTCACGAATCTCATCAGCCATGTGTGTCTCACCCTTCATAGCTTTCTGAAGGTAGTCGTACACAGCAAGTTCAGCGGGATGGTTCATATCAGTCTGCCTCTTCGACGTTTACAAACTCATGAACCATGTCTACCTCTTCACCAGACATGCCGTGGTCAGTGTTTTTCTCTTCCCACTTAGCAAGGATAGACTTGTTGACGTACTCAATGTAGTCGAGGAAGTCACGCAGCGTGTCGTTGTCGCCAGGCTGGAACCCAATGTTAGCACCTGCCTTGTAGATCGGCACCTGATACGTAGCACCAGTAGGAATGCTATGCTCTTCAGCCTCAAGGATCAGCGTGTGCTGCGGCGGCATGACCTTGTTACGCTCAAGCACACCCAGCGCATGATCCAGAGCCTTGATGCTAGCAGTGTTCTTCAGGTCGATAGCGAAAGGCATGGGGTCAGTATAACCCTCAACAGGCTCACCGCTCTCATCCATTGCATCAACCATAGTCACCAGACCAAAGACAACCTTGTTGCGCTTCACGGAACGCATCAGGTTCTGCATGTCCTCAGACAGGGACTTGAAGTCTTTGATGTAGCCGCTGGGCCGACCCAAGTTGAAGCCACCGTTGTTGTCCTTCAGGTCACCCTTCAGGTTGGTAGCCATGACAGTCTTGAGCATGGTCTCGTTGTCGTTGTCCCAGCGCATCCACTGTTCACGCACAGCAAAGATGCGAATCTCAGGGTTCACAGAGTAGATGGTAGTCTCTGCATCAGGGTTGTATTTGTATGCACCTGCAGGGATGACTTCAGTCTTGATGGTCTTGCCACCAACATCCATCTTACCCATGATACCGTTGTGCAGGATGGCCATGCGCGGCATATACACAGAGCTAGTGGAGGCTCCAGAGGAGATACCCATAGCTTCAGCCAGAGACATACCCATGTCCTGCGCGATAGTCAGTTCGTTACTCATCGTGTTTTTCCTTTCACGTTTCAAGAACCTGTAGTTATACCATTACACGTCTTTGGTGTCAAGCCAATTCGGACCCAGCTTAGCTTCAAGCAGCAGAGGTACGTTCATCTTAACATCGTAGTACTGTTCAATCAAGTCATTCAGTCCCTCGTTCATATCGTGCACTGTCTGAATAACCTGTTGTGTCTCATCAGGATGCACGTCAATCACCATACTGTCGTGCACTGTATTCACAAGGCAGGATTGCATGTTGCTCAGGCGCTTCTCCATTTCAATAAGCACAACAGGTACAACATCGCCTGTAGCAAAGCCCTGCACAGGGTAATTCTTGATCATGGTGAAGTGCGTTACACTCCCGTTAGACCTGCGTGTTACATCAGGGAAAGCGTACTGCCTACCAGAGACATTCGTAATCTTCAGCAGACGCACAGCTTCATCTCCTAGCTTCTTGTGCCACTTAGCGATACCCTTGTACTTCTCAGTGAAGTGTTCGTAGTATGATGCTTCTGCCTTGGACCTGCCGTAACCTGTAGCACCAAACAAAGGTGCAAACGTGTGTGCCTTAGCCTCTTGTCGTGACGTAGGCTGACCTGCATCAGAGATAACCTGTGCCGTGTAACTGTGCACATCGAAGCCAGTAGCAATCTCTTCCATAGCTACCTTATCCTGGCTCAGGAATGCAGCAACACGGAACTCTAGCTGAGCGAAGTCAGCTTCCATGATGTTGCCTCCGTCCCAGCGAGATACAAACACACGCTTCACAGGGAACGTACCACCACGCGGCATGTTCTGCATGTTAGGGTTACGCCCAGAGAAGCGACCTGTGGCTGTGATGTGCTGCGTCAGGGAGACGTGAAGCATGTCGTCAGGTTTAGTGTAAGTGTCAATGCCATCCACAAAGCTAGACAGGTAGCTAGACACAGCAGACAGGCGTTTCAGGTCACCAAGGAAAGACACAGCCTGCTCCATGCCTCGCGTCTTAGCAGTAGCCATGAGCGTATCTAGGTTGTCCTTACTTGTGCTGAAGCCATTGGCGCTGACCCACTTCTTGCTAGGGGCAGAGAACATCAGGCCTGCCACCTCTTTAGTCTGGTGTAGCAGATACCCACGCGCATCGCAGTTAGTACATTTGTTGGGCCTAGCGTAGCGTGTGCCATCCTTCTTCAGCTTGTACACTTTGCCTTCACCCTTGCACTCAGGGCAGGTGGCGGCACGAGTCTTCATGATGACAGTGCTGTTGGAGTTGACTGCATCCTTGAACTCTGTGTCACTGAACACGTAGTCAAACAGGTTGGCCCACTCTTTCTTGTTGTTAACACGCCGAGAGAACACGACCTGCGAAACCTGCTCAGGAGAATTGAGATTGATAGGGGTAGCACCCATCAACTCACGTGTCTTCGTGGACAGGCGTTGCAGGATGTCAGCACGTTCTTGTTCAAACTCTTCACGTACTAGTCCAAGCGCCTTTCGATCCACCCTGACTCCTCGCATGTACATTCGCGTGAGCAACTTGCAGGTCTCGAAGGTGACTCGCTTAACTCGCGCGAGGGAGTCGGCTCCGGGCTGAGCGTAATCATTCTCGGTTGCGAGGAACAGGCTGCTAGTGACATCAAGGTCACAGCGAAGATAGTGACTGAGGTCCGATAGAGGTATCTCATTGGTGTTGTATCCTTCCTTGAAGTAACGCTTGAGCGTATCATCCTTCTGATACTCCAAGCCACGGCGCTCAGCACAGGCATCTAGGCTAAGCGGTTCTTTCTGCCCACGAAGGAGCAGGTACTCAGCAAGCATGGTGTCATAAACATCACCGTCATACACGAAGCCGCACTCCCAGAGCCAGGCCAAGTCATGCTGGAGGTTGTGTCCGATCAGCAAAGTTGTGTTGTCTAAGATGATCTGCAACTTCTTACGCTGAATGCCACCAACATCCTGCTTCTCTTTGTGGTCAAACGTAAAGATGTTAGTCTCATCACGGTTGTCTACGTTCTGCGTACCCACCTGCACGAGAGTATTGCTAGGCTCATACGGATCAAGATGCATCTTTCCGTTGCGCTTCGTCACTGTGTTCTCAACGTCAAGCGTAAGCCTCATGTTCTCTCCCCTCAAGATGTGTATTGGCTGCGTTCACCATCCAACTCACAATGTATCACCCCATGATACCCACCTTTAAGCTTGTTCTTAGCAATGTTCAAGTGGCGCTGGGTGTCTTCTTCTTCCTGTCCCTCAACAGGTCTGTTCTTAGAGATGAGGATCATAAGGTCAGCCTCTGCTGCCTTGCCTGTCTTACTACCTTCAAGCATAGACTGATCCACACGTACCACACCTTCAGCTACGGCAGACAACTGTGACATCCAGATGATAGCACACTTGTACTGCTTAGCGATGTTACGTGCATGGATAGCTGCATCCTTGAGGTACACATCAGACTTGTCACTTGTACGTGCAGCAAACTTATCGCCCATATCCAAGACAACAACGTCAGGCTCGTATGCTTTCACGATAGCCTCTACCCATGCCATATCCTTGCCTGTGCTGTCCTTGATGAAGATGTTATCCTTCACAGCAGCATAGCGACTAGCAGCCAGTACATAGTTTCCCTTCACTTCATCCATGCCCATACTGGTAGCAGCACTGAGATACCGTGCACCAACACGCTCATACGCTTCTTCGTTACACAGGATCATGCACTTGGCACCCTGCTGAGCAAAGCCATCAGGGCCTGCCAGTGTGCTAGCATGGAAGCTGGTCTTGCCTGTGTTAGGTCGTGCACCCACGATAACCAAGTGACCGCCAGAGATACCCTCCACCCTACGTTGTAGCGAAGGGATGTTCCACTTCCACTGAGACTGAATGTCATTAGCCTTCAGCAGAGTGTCAATGCTGATGTCATCCCAGTCTACCTTGAGGTTGGGCATGAAGTCATCTTGATAGTCCGACAGCAACTTACGTAGAGGCTCAAGAGTAGCCTCAGTGCCGTTCACGTAGTTGAAGCCTAGGTTAGCAATCTCTTCGCCTACCACCTGCTGAAACATCTTAGACAATACATCTTCAGCAATGTCAGCAGACATAGGTTGCTCACGCTGAATCTTACGGAAGAGGTCTTTGTAGGCCTGCTTGTTCGCAGTAGTCATGCTGCTGTTGTTAGCAAAGAACAGCGCCTCAAGTTCAGAAGGGGTGAGGTCTTTCTGGTATGTGTCAATGGCGTAATCCAGCGTCTGCTTGATCTTACGCACATCCTTAGTGAAGATTTTATCGGGGCAACGGATGCCTTTGTGATCTTCGTGGAACTCTTTGTTCATAAGAGTCCTGATAAGTGCTAGCTCCATCATGCGTAATGCACCTCTCTCTGCTGCTATTGTACCTAGAACTTCTGCATATCACCTGGATGCCAGTAGTCCCAGCTATCGAAGATGTCATCATACACTGCTTCGATGTTGTCACGCAAGGCCTGTGCTTGCATGTACATACGGCAAGCCTCAATAGCATCGTTTATATGCAAGGCCACGTGATACTCAGGATGTTGACCTGTGGGGTCTACTAGCACCGTCTTATGTTCTTTCGACATAGTACATTCCTTGTGTCTTGTTTAGAGCGTAGGCTATATCTAGGTACTGTTGGAATGACATGTACAATAGCTGGTACTCATTTAGTTCTTCGTTGAACTGTCTCATGTATACAGTACCATCTTCACCTATGACAACCTCAACGTCCTCAAACTGATCGTGTTCATCCAAGCTTGTGATCACAGCAGCATCAGGTTCAAACTCAATCGTAAACACTGGTGTCTCCTAGTGGCGGATTGTTCTCTCCATAGTTACCGTATTCAGAGGACTCTTCATGCTTCTCCTCTTTATGCGATGCGATCCAGTCGTAGACATCTTCCAGATCGACGCCGTAGGCAGCGCAGTTGAAGACCAGCCTGATGCCCTCGTTGATCACAAGCTGCCGTGACTTGTCATCCATGAGCATCGTGTAGGTGGCACTGCCATCGTCATGCTCTTGGACTTCTTCTACACAAATCGTGCCGATTTCTTCACTCATTGTTCTTCTCCTTATCTTTTGCGGTAGATATGGTGGTTAATCTCCGCATACACGGCAGGTATTACCGTTTAGGATAACACAGTTACTCATCACTATTCTCCTTCGTCAGTGATCGGCCATCCAACGGGCGTAGCCCGCCGCGCTCGGGTGGTGTGTTGTGCGACCTGACGAGGCGTCCCGTTGTCAGATCGGCTTATCAACACACCGCCAGAAAGCGGCTAT